CGCTGTTGAACTCGCCCGGGTTGTAGCCGCCAGCGATCACCGCCTGCTGGTTCGCCGTCCGCCGCGACGCCTCTAGCGCGTTGATGTTTGCGTTGCGCTGCGCCAGCCCGAGCCCGTACATCGGGTCGGACTCGATCTCGCCCACGTACGGGTTGAAGCCGAGCACGCCCGACGGGTTCGCCGCGGCGGCGCGAGAAGCAGCGGCGGCAAGGTTGTTGCTTGGAGGCGGCGGGGCGACAGGCGCGGCGGGCACGCCCGGCGAGAAAGTCGAGCCGGTCGGCGAGTAGTTCGCCATCGTGCCCGTGTTGCCGAGCGGGTAGTTCCAGCCGCTGCCGGTGTAGCCGATCGGCGCGGCCTTGATCGGCGCGGGCTTCGGTGCCGGTGGCGGCTTGTAGGCCGTGCCGCCGTACGCCTTGCTGCCGTAGGGGGCGTAGCTGGGCGCTGCTTTGATCGCCATCAAGCCTCCTTCAGGCGACGATGATGAAGTTCAGGACGATGAAGGCGGGGGTGTCGACCGGCGCCGTCGCGGGGCCGTGATGGTGGACGCCGACCTCGGCGCCCGCGGCCGAGCCGTAAACCTGCGCGTCGGCGCCCGCCGTGATCCCCTCCGAGGCTGCGCCGCCGCCGTCGCTGGTGCGATGGATCGGCGAGCGATCCGCGAGCCCGACGCCCTCGTTCTTGCCGAGCGTGTCGACGGCGCCGTGCGTGCCCTTCCCGGCGGGAATCCGGCCGCGGATGTCGGGGACGTTGAACGTGCCGCCACCGCCGCCGTAGCTGTAGCCGATCGCCGCGAACAACCGCGCCTGTGCGGCGGTCGCGTAGGCGGCGCCGTCGCAGAGCAGCGAGCCCTCGGGGGCGCTGGTCGCGGCGAACGGGAGGATCAGCCCGGCCGGGAAGATCCCCAGGGTGCCCTTCCCCGCCCCGGCGATCCCGAGCGTCGAGCGCAGCCCGAGGATCGCGCTCATCGGCAGCGTCAGGTCGGAGCCCTCCAGGTACGCGACCAGCCAGGTCTTGAACTGGATCGGCAGGCTGAGCGGGTCGGAGAGCAGCCGCTGCAGCAGCTGGTATTCCTGGTCTGAGAGCGGACGCGCATCGGCGGGGCCGGTCGCGCCCTCGCCGTGCAGCGCGCTACTCACACACGGCTCCTTTCAGCTGCGGTCGCCTCGACGCCGAGGTCGAACACGCGCGTGACGGTGGAGGGGACGAGCTGCCGCACCTTGAATGCGACCCCGTACGGGAACTGGTTCACCGGCAGCCGGAAGCGGCGGTACTCGGTCGTTACCGGCAGCTGCCCGAGCGTCGCGTAGCTCGTCTGCTGCGGCGAGCGGATGTAGCTGACCTCCAGGATCGGCGCGAGCGAGGCGAGCACGCTCGGCGGCGCCGGGGGTGGCGCCCCCTCGTCGGACTTGGTCGTGTCGGTCAGACCGCCGGAGATGCGCGCGTCGTAGGAGAGGTAGACGAACCGCACCCGCTTGCGGCCCTCCTGCTGCGCGAGCCGATACCAGGGGGTCTCGAACACGGGTAGCACCGCGACGCCGTTGTCGTCGGACTCCTGCCCGTCGGGGAACGGGAAGAAGCAGGGCCCCATCCTGGCGGTGCGGCTCGTTCCCGAGATCCCCGCCCAGACGCGCTCCATGCCACCGCTGCCGCCCGAGGCGATGTAGTCGATCGAGTCGATGTTCGAGAAGCGGAACCACTGCCTGGCGTTCAGGTCGCAGATCAGCGTGACCGGGCCGCCCGAGGATTGACGCAGCGTAATGATGTAGTAGTCGAGGAACGTGCAGGCGGCGAGCGAGGTGCGCGTCTGCCAGAGCGGACGCCAGTAGGTGAGGATCCCGCCCTGGCTGACCAAATTCCTTATGACAGCGCCATCGGTGACATGCACACCATGCTCGTCAGCGAAGATCAGGTTCTCGTTCCAGTAGGCGATTGCCTTCGGGTCGGGACAGCCTGCGCGGGCGAACAGCGGCTCCAGGTTCAGGTCGTCGGAGGTGGTGCCGGTCGCCGGGGGCTGCGAGCCACGGATCCGCTCGGTCGACCCGGCGTGGAAGACGATCAGCACCGAGCGCAGCGCGCCCAATCCGGTCACCTTCATTGAGGTGCGCTGGAAGCTGTTCACGTCCCAGCCGCTCGCGCTCATCAGGTCGTTCGAGGGGTGGCTGAATCTGACCGTGTCCTCCTCGCCGGAGCCGCCCCCGGTGACGACGTACTCGCCCCAGACCGTGCCGACCGCCGCGTTCGGCGCCGGGCTCGGCGCCCCCCCGAAGGTCGAGGAGCGGATGATGATCGGAGGAGCCTGACCGAGCGCGTTGAACATGATCACGTCCTCGTAGCGCTGGATCGGGTTCTGCTTGCTCGTCCAGCCGCTGCTGCCGCGCAGCGAGATCATGTTCCCGGGCGGGAGCGGGTTGCAGTTGTAGACCGACCCCGCCGTCGTCTGCAGGATCAGCTGATCACCGGAGGCGTAGGTGGCGAGCAGCCCCGAGATGACGTCGCCGTTCAGCGGATCGGTGCCCCAGCGCCAGCCGCCGCGGCCGGTCAGCCCGGCGTCGATGATGATCGGCACGTAGTCGACGACGTCCCACAGGTAGTCGCGCGTCATCTTGTCGCGCGCGAAGTCGCGGGCGAACGCCCTGGCGTTCCCGAGCAGCGAGGTCGGTGCGCCCATCAGCCGACGTAGGAGGCGTGGGAGTTGAGCACCTTCACCGTCACCTTGCGCGACGCGGCGCGCGCGGTGCCGCGCTTGTTCACCAGGCTCTTGATCTGGCCGAGCCTGCCGCCGCGGCCGTCCTGGCCCTCGTAGAGCACGCGGTACCGCTCGCCCTGCTGCGACCCGGCGTCGTCGCTGTAATCGGCCGCCTTCCACATCGCGTAGGTGACGATCGCGTCGTGATACTCGGTCGGGATCGCGCCGAAGCTCTCGCTGTCGGGCGAGTCGGTGTCGGCCGCCATCTGCTGCGGACGCATCACGCCCCAGACCTGGATCGTCCCGTCGACACTGGGGGCGGGCGCGACCAGCAGCACGTCCGAGCGGATCAGCGTGAAACCGGGGTCGGTCGCGTCGGCGAGCTGGTTGCGGCGCAGCCGCGGGCGGGCGCCGTTCTCGACGTCGACCAGGGCGAGGATGCCGTGGTCGAGCGTGTACTCGTCCTGCCCGGCCTGCACGCGCAGCTGCACGCAGCGCACCGTGCAGCGGGTGCGCGACAAGAGGTCGAGCGTGCCCTGGTAGAGGAGGTCGTTGACCATCGTCGTCTCGTTGTAGGAGTCGACGTCCTGCAGGCCGAGCCAGTTCACGACCTGATCCTGCATCTGCTTCTTAGTCATCGAGCCCCCGTTTCGGCCAGCTCTCGGTCACAACCTCGACCTCCTCGTCCTCGAACGGCTCGCGCTCGACGAAGAACCCGAAGCGTGTCTTCCCGACGCGCATGTCGCGGGTGCGGGTCAGGTACTTGTAGACGAGCACCATCAAGACCAGGATCAGCACGCTCGCGAGCACGACCGGGAGCGCTGAGAAAGCGTCGGTCGCGATCACTGCTTCACGCACGTCCACACTTCGACGTGGCCGCCCGGCGCGTTCAGCACCACCGCCTCGAAGTCACTGCCGGTCGGGCACTGGTCGGCGCCACCGGTTCCGGCTGGGCCCGGCGGCCCAGCTGGCCCCGCAGGGCCGGGAGGCCCCGCTGGGCCGGTGGCGCCCGCACCAACCTGGATTGTCGTTGTCTTCGTCGGCGCCCCCGCGAAGCCGAGCCCCAATGCTTTCGCGGCGAAGAAGCCGGACACGCTAGCCAGACCCAGCGCCCCCAGCATCGCGATCACCAGACCCTGCCTGCGAATGAACGCGATCATGCTCCTCCCCCCTGTCGAGCCCCTGCTTGTACAGCTCCAACCGCTCGCGGCAATCCCGCTCCATCCGCTTGCGTACCCCTCGGATCACGAAGAACGCGCCGAGCACGCTCCCGGCGCCGGACAGGAACGCGCCTGCGGCAGCGATCTGGTCGGAGGACACGTCACGCGACGCGCACGAACGTCGTCGTCTGCGCGGTGGCCGAGCGCTGCCTGCGCATTACGGCCCCACCATTTGAATCGTTACTAGTGCTGGTATTTCCTTCGATGGCTGTAAAACTCGAGCCGCCCGTCCAGGCCTCGAATATGCCGACATGATCGTAAGTGCCGTCCGGCCCGCCGTCCCAATTGTAGGTCACCAGATCCCCTGGAATAACCGAGCTTGGGATACTCAAGCCATTGCGGTTGTCCCTACCGTCCGAGACAATATAAGGGACGTAGGCGTAGTTTTGCCCTTTCGCAAAGCTTGGCGATCCGCCCGCATCAACCTCGTAGCAATATGACACGAATGCCGCACACCACGGCTGGTAATTGCAGCCATACCATTCTCCGAATTTCGAGTCGTTGCTGTTAGGCGGGTTCTCCTTGTAGCCGATGTAGCCGATCGCAGCTTCGAGCGCTCGCTGTCGCGTCGTCTTCCCCTCGACGGGCGGCGGCTCGGGAGCTGGCTCCTCGCCGCCGTACAGCTGCCAGGCCTGCGCGATCAGGTTCGCCGCGTTGGCGTCCATCGCCATCTCGCCCTGATGGGGCCCTGTCGGGCAGCGGATCGAACGCAACGTGTTGAACGTTGCCAGTCCCACGAATCCCGAAGCCTCGATGCCTTGCTGACGTTGCACTCCGGCGATCCCGGTCTCGCCGACATTCCCTGACTTGCCGTGACTGAAGGCGTTCGAGAACGCCCGGTCGAAATGTGAGGCCGGGCCCGGCCATCTGCCAGCCCTCCAGACCGTCCGCTTATAGGCTTCTACATCCGGCCCGTTGACCGAAGGCGTCTTGCCTTTCGAGGAGGCGTCCGGCGGGTAGAGCGGACGCGGGAAGCCCGGTACGGGAACAAGAGGGCCCCCTTTATAGGGAACCTCCCACCAAGCGCTCATGCCGCGATCGCCTCCCTCCTGCGTCGCATGCGTTCCCGAGCACACACGCGGCATTCAGAACCGGGACGATCGCGCCTAACGTATCGCTCCTCAGCGTGATCGCACCTCCGATGCTGCGCGAAGTGCGACGACGGTTCATGCAGCTCTAGATGCTCGACGTTCACACACGCTCGATTGCGACAGACGTGATGGATGTGCATTCCCGGGGGGATTGGCCCATGCGCCTCCTCCCAGGCAACCCGGTGCGCGAGATGATCCCTCCCGCCTCGACGAACACGGGCGTAGCCGTACGTGTCGAGACGCCCCCCGAGAACGCATGCGCTCATTACGAGCCCGAGCTGGCCTTCGTGGTCGTCGGCGCCGCTTGCTTGCTCGCGTCGGCCTGCTGCGCCTTCGCGGCCTCCTCCGCAGCCTTCGCGTCCTCGCGCGCCGCCTTGTCCTCGCTCTCGGCCACGGCCTTCGCCTCGTCGGCCTGCGCCTGGTCGCGCTCGTCCTTCGCCTTCTGCTCCTCGTCGGGCAGGATCTCGACCCCGTCCGAGCCGGACAGGTCGGGGCTGACGTACCCAGCCTGCGGATGCCCCGAGGGCACCGGCAGCTTCTTCTCTTCCTTCGCAGCAGGACTCATCGTGCTCCTTTCGTTGTGAGTCGAGTAGGCTTACCCGGTGGAGGACAAGGTCAACGAGGCCGCGCTCGTCCTCGCGCTCGCGATGCGCGACAGGCCCGATCTTCCCTGCCCCGTCTGTAGCGCAGTCTCGCCGCCGTGCAAGCATCTGCTGGCGATGATCACGATCCTGCAAGCGGCGGGCGAGCCGTTGAAGTCGGCTAGGAAACAGACAACGGTGTGACGCAGATCCAACGGTTGTTGACAGTCCATGTGCCGTTCGCGCCGTAGCCGAAAATCTTCAGAACCGCGCCCGCCGTACAGAGCAGCGGGCATTTGATCGGCGCCCACCCGCAGACGTTGGCCGAGTCTGCGTAGAACTGGCTGTAGTAGCTGGGGCTCGGCTGGCCGCTGAAGTTCGGCCCCTGTGCCATCAGCCCCGCCGCCTGAGTGCCGCCCTGATCGATGTTCGTCTCGACCATGTACCAGCCGCTGCGAGGGACGGTGAGAGCGGGCGTCGAAAGTTCATGCCAACCCGCCCCCTGCGTGCCGGGATTGGCGCTATCCGCCACCATCCAAGGCGTGCCGCCGATGAACTCCCACTTCCGCGGCGAGCTTGATGAGGCGTTGTAGCGGAACCGCCATGAGTAGTTCGCGCCGCCCAGGACGTCAACCAGGATCGCCTCCTGGCCGTCAACCGGCGAGGCGGGCAGCGAGGTGCCGTAGCTCGGCTTGCCCAGATCAACGGAGGCGATCCCGTTCTCGATGTTGTTCATCTTCGCCGCATCAACGGGCGTGACGTTGTCAGTCCAGACTGTCTTCGTGTACGTCATAGGCACCCCGCGGGTTGAAGATCGATGGTTCGGGTGACGGGCGGGAACAGGTACGTGTAGCCACCGACGAGACGTGTCCCGACCAGGAACGTGTTGACGAGCAGCGGTTCCGACTCGATGAAGCAAGGCTCGTCGCTGATGAAGCTGGCGCCGCCGCAGACGACGGTGCCGCAGAGCGTGATCTCGTCGCAGATCGCCGGGAGCGGCGAGTCGAGGCAGTCCGCCGGTTCCTGAAACGGAACGCCGCCGACGAGTCGCTGCCCGCAGATGAACTCGTTGACGATCGGAGGGAAGAGCGAGTCGAGGCAGTCGAAGGTCTCGTTGAAGCTGCGCCCGCCGCAGATGGTGGGGTCGTCGCAGATCGCTATCCCGCAGATCGGGACGTCCGCGGAGGCGATGCAGTCAAGCTCGTCGAGCCACAGGTGCCCGACGAACAGGCCGCCGATCGTGTCGCCGAAAGCCTGCGCCGTGCCGAGCCCGGGAACGGTCAGCCGCTGCGGGATCGTCGGTGTCCCGAAGAGCCGCGCGGAGCCGAGTCCCGTGATTGGGACGGTGACCTTGGTGCGCGGCACCCCGAACGCCTGCGCGGTGGAGACGCCACCGACCTGTTTCGGAACCGCCGCGATGATCGAGCCGAACGCCTGCGCGCTGCCGAGCCCGGCGAGCGTGCGCGTGACGGTTGCCTTGACGGTCAGGACGCCGAAGCTCTGGGCGCTGCCGAGCCCGCTCGGTGTGACCCTGACCGTCGTCTTGGTCGTCGGCGTGCCGAAGGCCTGCGCGGAGCCGACACCACCGACCGTGCGAACGAAGACGCTCTTGGCGCTGACGGTGCCGAAGCTCGCCGCCGAAACGACTGCGCCGACGGTGCGACTGACCGCCCCCGCTTTCGCAGTCGGGACGCCGAACTGCT